ATTCAACCACTTCCATTGACTCATCATTAGAATCATTTGTGTTAAATGGTTGCTCACCATCACCATATCTCGCTACTCTCTCTGGAGTAAAGTCTAGTGTGTCACCAGTCTGTAATTCATAAACAGTGTCTTTGTCATATCCCATTGCTATTAAATCTGAACGAGTTACTAACTTTCTTTGTGCTACAAAGTCTGCATCCTCAATTGTTGTTGCTCTCTTATCAATTAAGAATTCTTCTGGAGCTACGTTCTCTATCTTGATTTTAGAATAGTCTTTAGTTCTCTTGCATTTAATATTGTAGTAAATGTTAATGATTGGAGGTGTCTCCATCATCATTGGCTGACCCATCTCATCCATCATAGGCTGACCCATCTGATCCATAGCTGGTTGTGGTTCTTGTTCTATAACTTCTTCTATTTCTTCTTGCTCAACGATTTCTACTTCCTCGTCCTGCATAATCATGGTCAGCTCATCTTCAGTAAGCATCTCATATTTTTCTATGGTTGTATCCTTCTTGTCTTGCCAAAATGCTTTTACCACTCCCACTTTTTGGCAGAGTGCATCCCAAAAGAAGTCATGCATAATTTCAAAACCATTGTTGTCTTTGTAGAATACATGGTTGGCCATTACAGTAGCTTGTTCAGCTAATTCAGCATCACCCTCATTCACTGGCTCAAACACAACAGCGTTATTACTCTGGGTAAACACTTTTAAGATAGAAGGCAATGCCCCATCAACTACCTCTGCCACTTCACCAGTAACTATCTGGCTACGACCTTCTACCTCATTACCATAAGGTTCTCTCATGTAGTATTCAAGAGCTGTCTGTCTTTCTTTAGATGTTTCAGTGCTTATATATCCAAGACTGTCATCTATATGCGACTCAATAAGATTAACAATTTCTCTGCTATCTTCTGAATCTAAATTTTCTTTGTCATATGCCATTTAAACTATCCATTGTTTGTTTTGTTTTAATGGTTCATCCCAAGATGAATCATCGTTACTCATTCCATCTACAACTGCACAAGTATATCTCCAAGCATCTGCCCCATGAGAATACTCATCATGTAGTGGAGCTTGTGGCTCTTGTGTTGTTTGATTAATGCTTCTTCTATAATTCTTTAAACACTCTATTAATCTTTTAGCTTTGTTCTGATCAAAGTAAGCTCTATCAAATGTCATCCTTGCTAACTTGATACCAGTCTCTATATTTGATTTAGGGATAACTTCTGTAGTCCATCCAAGCCTTTGCATAATTTCTTCGGCCGATGTTCCATACTTAAAGTCTTTGTTCCTAGCATCATGAGGTAAATACATTGTGCCCCAGTTGTGGCCTAGCTGCTTGAGTTGATCCGAGTAGCTATCTAAAGTCCTGTGGTCATCCTCTATGTAATCTATCACCCTTACTTCTGATAAGTTTCTTTGGCATAAGATAATAGACATAGAATCATTCCACCCTAAATCCATTACTATATGAGTCTTTAATAAAGCATCTGGATGTACATTAGTAATCCTTCCAGACTCTTGTGCAGCTCTTATTTCGTTGTGATAGATAGCACCATCAGCAGCAGCTTTAGTGTCACCTTCCCATATGTTTGCATAGTCTTCTGCATTAGAAACTTTGCACCTAGCACGTTCTAGCTCTAGCACCTTCGGGAAAAAAGGATTGTCTGTATAGTTAACCTTTTCTACTCTGGCATTGCTAGGCTTGTTAATAATAAATCTTTTATAGGTGTCATCTGTATCCATGTAAGGATTAAATGTCACCCAGATCTCACTGTCAGGTTTCCTGATCGTAGGTATTAATATGTCCCATGATCTTTTACTAATGTTCTGTGCTTCCTCACACCAGACTATATCAACTCCCTCAAATGATTTAATACTTTCTACAGTATTAGTAGCAAGTCCTGCAAAGTTAAATTCAGTTCCGTTCTTACCTCGTATAGCGTTCTCTACGACTTCGTAATACTCTCCTAGACCTAATGCTTGTATCTGATCTTTAAGCAGCGTGTGGACTGATTGCTTAATAGACTTCTGGATTTCCCTAGTACATAAAACTCTTAATGGCTTTTCTGTACCCATCATGAGTAAAGCTCTTGCATAGCTCCAAGACTTACCAGACCCTCTCCCTCCATAAGCTACCTTATAGCGGTGTGGTTCAAATAAATACTTTAGCTTACTTGGAAACTTCTGGGTCGGCTGCATCTACAAATTCAATCTTTAAGTTAGATTGTAATGATCCATCGCTGCTAATGATATCTGTTTGGCTTTGAACTTTACCTTCTAAACGATCTAAAACGATATCCAATGCACGAGTATCGCCTTCTTCAGCTTTAGAGACTAATGCTTCCATCATGCTTCTAGCTCTTTTAGCATCGTCTTGTGTAACAATCCTGTTCAGAGTTTCTTTTAATAACCTATTCTTTTTACTAGAGTATGTATTACCTTTGTTAGCTATTGCAGCTTTCTCTCTAGCTTGTTTTAATTGTTCTGCTTTATCCATTGTTATGCAACTCCATTATGGGTCATTGCTCCTTAAAAGTTTTTAAGATAGTTAAACATTATCCTTTTTTTATCGTCATCTTTCATAGCTTCGGTTGTTATGTCACCGCCTAGCATTTTACCTAATAAACCTTGAACTGAATAAGTTGTGTTGTTAGGCTCACTGATCATGTTAGCACTAAAGTTTGGATTAGAGTACCCTAGTCTTTTTATAAGTTCCTCGTCAGCGTTTTTAGTCATGCCGCCAGAAAAGTTATTTATGTTTGCATTGATAGACTTTGTATAGTCATCCATGAATCCAGATATGTTCATGTCATTAGTTCCTAGTGCTGCACCTAGTCTTGGATTAATTCTGTTTACGTCATTGCTAGGTTGATATGTTCCACCGACCATAGCGTTAAAAAAGTTATCTGGTGTTTGGTAGTCATTAGAAAAGTTTGCTGATATAGCAGCATCTTTAAGATTCATACCTGTTTCTAGTTCACCTTTATTCCTAAATAAATCATAAAGGTTAAATTTTCTAAAGTTATCTTCCAATTTCTTTTACATGATACGCTGCTAGATTACAGGGATCATACTTCCATGAAGTCATTGTGTTGTGATGTTTAGGGTTTTCAGCACGACATTCTTTCATTGACTTGTAAGCCTTTGCTTTTTGCCAGTCATGTTCCATGCCATACCCAACACCTACGATTAAACCAATAATTGCTAATACTTCCATCAGTCTCTCTCCTCGTTTGTTTTAATTGTCTTCATACTTCTGCAAGTTTTTATAGTGCTTATCTGTCCGTAAGCATCCTGTGTGGTTGTTTCTTCACAAGCTTTTTGCATAATTACATTCTTATCTTTGTCTTCTGAATTTAAGTCTAGTGGGTCAGTGTAATCGCCAACTCCTAAACTCATAATAGCTATAATTACTTCTATCATACACAGTCACCTACAGACTCAAACCATCTGCGTAATTCTTCTTTTCTTTGCTCAAAGGTTTTTTTCTCATTGGTCTTTTCATCGGCTTCATTACACATTTTCTTTCTGTACACAATGTTGGATTCTTAAACATCCAAAATCCATAATGAAATAATCATAATGTTTGTGATTTTTTGAATCATCTATCTTGGTATCCTGATACCATTCAAAACCAAAATGTATTCCATAAAATATATGCCATGACCACATGATAATTTTCCTGTAATAGATAAAAAAAATGCCACCCGTTAAGATGGCATTTACAAAGGAGTGTTGGAAAGTTCTGGACGAACTGATCCCAACCCTCCGATTATATCAAAATTTCTTCTAGTAGACAAGCCACCAGTCCGACAAGACCGATGGTTGCAAATAAGTCAAATAATTCCATTAGCTCTCTCCGTTAACAAGAGTATAAAAATTGTCATATATTTTTTTAGCATCTAATTCTGGGATGTTAAAAACTTGGCTTATGCCAATAACATCAGAATCATCATAAGTAAAATTTTTATTTAATGCTTCGTTGCTTCTAGCTATTACATCTAAAATTTTGTTTAATTTTAAAGTAGTTTGTTCTGATTTAAATTTCATATTGATCTCCTTTAGTTAATCAGCTCTGCATCCGTAAGTAGCTTTGATGCCATGTTGTTTTAGTTTTTCAACCATTGCTTTAGCACCAGCAATCTTGATATCCATAGATTGACCATAGTCTCCAACCTTCTGGCCTATCCAGAATTGCATGGTTTTAGGAATCCAAGACTTTTTAAATCCCCATTCAGACAGCATATTAGCTTCTTTGCTGTTGGTTCTGGTTACTGGAACATCTACCCATGCAAAGCCACAATAAAGTGGCTCACCATGTTCTTCAAAATACTCTTGTTGAGCAAGTAAGTTGACTTGCATGAGTTCAGCTTTCATGCAAAGTTTGTCAAATTTAGTTAGTTTTGTTGTAGTCATTTTACATCTCCTTTGATAACACTTTTAAAAGTGTCTTTGTTTATAAAATTTTTAAGATTATCAATCTCAAACTTACCGCCATTAAGTAAGTTAGCAAAAGCATTTGCAGACATATCAGGTCTGTCGCTTATGAATTTTGCTACCTGATCTTTAGTAATCAGGTAGTCGTTTTTGTGTAATTTTGTAGTATCAATCATTATTAATCTCCTTTGTTATTAAGTTTTACAAGTGCTTTTTGCACATCATATTCACATCCAAGTTTTTCATTATAAGCGTTACCACTTAAAACCATTTCTACGCCAATTACAAAATAACCTTTTGACCAAACCATGTTTCCATCTGTGAACCATTTTTTATTTCTACCTGTTTTTAAACTAGGCACTTTAAAAGTTGTCACAGGAAGATAGTTAAGTTCATCAGATTTTGCATCTCTAAAGTTTCTTAATTCAAGCACTGCTTTGTTGTAAGGTGTTGCATCAAGAAATTGTGATCTGCAAAAATCTTTATATGCTTGGTCTTCTGTAATAAAAATACTCATTTTAAATCTCCTTTGTTATTTAACCTACAAATTCATTATCCTCTTATGAGATAAATATGCAAGTCTTTTGCAGATTAATTACAGTTATATTGATTTGTTTTACTTATCACGAAAGATCAACAATCTTGGAGGTATATCTACCATTCTTTTCTTTCTTCCAACCCTCTACTAAAATAGTCCACCCTGCATCTCGTAGGAAGCCGATAGAGGGACTTTCGGAAATTTTCTTTACCCTAGCACTAATGTTGCTATAACTTGTTACCTGAATGGCTATGGTGTCACCTTTGTTTATTGCAAGGATATCAATGATACCGAAAAGATCATGGCGAGTTTTGGAAAAAAAATTGTAGTGTTCAGTCACAGAATGTAAATCATAATTTTCTTTTCTCAATCTAGCTAGAGTTCTCTGGGTAGGACTAGTCTTTGCCATTGTCTTCTTCTAATAAATTTCCGTAGCCATCATCTTTACTTTTTTCTTCTGGGTCTGTTTTCTTTTTAAAAATTTTGTCCCAGTTAGCTTCTACTAATTTTGTGTTTTCTTTTCTACGACCTGATCCTTTACTCATATACAATCTCTCCTAAATTTACATACATCTTTAGTGTCTTGATATCTCCAAGTTCCGTTGGCCATGTCTATGTTAATCGTCTGAACATGGTCTGGAAGGTAAGCATATTCTTTTTGAATGCAACGGAAGCCGTTATAATCTTCAGCGTTATGTAAAAAATAATAAACCTGTGCTACTTCACAAGACTTAAATGAACCAATATAAGCTTCGTCCATACTTGTGTTACTTACCAATAAAACAAATGCAAACTCAATCATATTATTCCTCCATCTTGTCTAGTACCCATTCTAAAAGTTCTGCTTCAGTTCCATACTTTTCTTGCCAAGTCTTTGGTGCATGATGAAATCCATCCTGACCTTGATGGTGTTCCCAACAAAGTGGTAGCACCATGTAGTGACTGTTCTTTTGACCTGCTCCCATACCTTGTCGGATATGATGGCAGTTAGCAGCAGGTGCATCATCTATCTCATAATGCATCCTGCAAACAACGCAGCCAAAATTGCTTATTTTATTAAGCCAATTTTTTTCGTCTTTAGTCTTTGATTTCTTCTTCGCCAAGCTTAAATCCATATCCTCTTGCAAAATCTTTAACACTTTCTATGTAGTCATTCATTTGCTTTACGTTTAATTTAGTAGTGCTGTTAATAGTCATCACCTTTAAATTTTTTATCTGCTTTTCTTCAGATAGTAATTTATATAATAACACTTCATGCATCTCATCTTTAGACTTTAACCCAAAATAATCTGCAAGTTCTGCTACCAGCCGCCAGTAGTAGTCGTTCTGATCCAAAGTCCTTGTTGACTTATACGGCTTAACAGTAACTGACCAAAGTGTATCTTGATCTAATTCTTTTAGCTTACCAACTAACCCATCCAGATTGTTTTTATTTAACTTAAAATTCATACAGCACCTGTCATTTTTCTAATTAAACCTTGTAACTTTTCTGACATCTCTTTTCTTTTTTCTGGACTCATAGGCTTAAAGGTTAATTTGTTTGGCACTTCACCATCTAGCTTCTTTTGTCTGCATAACAAAATAATATCATGCGGTGTTGGAGCTTTGTTGCTGCTAGTAGTCCAGCTATCAAATGCCTTACTTACTACATTTATTTCATAGGTGTTTACTTTCATCCACCAAACTCTTAACAGATTTTGATCTGCATGAGGCCTGTTGTAAATGTCAAATACTGTATCTAACATTTCCTTAAATGTTTTTTTATCTTCGTTGTTCAAAATATAACCTCCTCTGTAGGTTCATCAAGCCATCTCTTTTGGTTGATGTAAGTTGTAGGGTTAGGGATATAAGTCCCATCTTCTTTAAACCATTGCTTACTTCCCTTCTGCCAATTTAAAGTCTTTAAAACAGTTTCTAAATCAGGCTTATGTTTTTGCCATGCTTCTTCTGCTTTACCTTTACCAACTTTTTTAGGATAAGAGTTCCAAAATAAATCAAAACCATCATCCACTTGTTGGTCTTTTCTTTTCTTATCTAATCTAGTCTTATCTGATCTAATCTTATCTATTCTTATCTTATCTCTCATGACAGAGTCATGACTTTGACATGATTTATCCTTAATCTGCTGTATAACCTTTCTCATTACTGGGTTTCCAGTCTGACTAGTTTCTAATCTGTTACCTAATTTAAGACAAGTAATGATACCTTCTGAATCTTCAAACAATCCAAGCTCTACCATTTTTATCATCATTTTACTGACTCGTTCTTCAGTAGAGCCTGTGTTTCTAGCAATGATTCTAGCATCATGTTTTAAATCAAAATTAATATTATTAATATCAAACTTATTAGCTATAAGTTCTAAACAATACCAATATAATCCATAACCTTCTAATCCATAATCTAACATTAGATGCTGCAATTTATCATCTAGGTTAGCATCTGAATCATGCTTAAACCATTTCATATTACTCTCCTTTGGGTTCTAGTTTATAAATTCCTAGCTTGGCTTCTAACACAATTGACCTAACCTTTGGTAGCTCCTCGTCAGGTTTCTTTTTGTATTGATAAACCATTTGGTGTGTACATTCTAATGCATCTGCTAATTGTTTAGCATCGTTGTTACATAATTTAATAGCTTCATTGTAAGTCATGTTATTTTCCTTTGTGAGCTAAATAAAATTTAACTCCCTTGTTAATTAATAAATAAAATACATACATCCATACTAAAATAGATATAGCTCCCAAGATTGCGAGAGCTATCCCTAACACTACATTAAAAAGGAACATCTGATTCTAACTCATCAAAACTTTGAGCCTGTTTAGGACTAGAGCCTTGTTTAGATTCACCTTGATAAAATACTTTTGTATTTCCAAGAATAACTCCACGAGTACCTGCTTCCCTTTCCTCTTGTGTAGTTGATTGTGTAACCATACCATTATTGTCATACTGATCTTTTGTATCTGTGTCTACAAAAGCTGTAATGTTTAAGTATGTACCCTTCTTACCTTTAACAAGTTTTTCCTTGTCAATTTTTGTGACATCAATACTTGCACTAATTCCTACTACTGCCATTTTATTTCTCCTTATTAAAATTAAATACTGGTTTCCTCTTATAGCGAGGTGGTTCTTTATCTTCTGATACATAAGCCATAAACTCTTTGGCCTTTGGTATGTACCAGTCAATAAATTCTTGATCATATTGCACCAACTCCGTATGTAATTCTTCTGGAGTCCATACAACAAAGTGTGCTGCAACTGCTTCACTTACTAACATCTGAATCTGCATTTGAACGTAATACCTGTCTGGAATAGTCGGGTATATTTTTTGTGTAAACGGACATTTTATTTCTACTGGTATGCCATTTAAAAAAGCATCTGCACTTGCACCAAGAGGTAACTCTGGATGCACAATTAACTTATTGCCATTCTCACAGATGTCATTCATATGTTTTTCAAAAGCTCTCAAAGCTGTTTCTTCGTTAGCTAATCCATAAGCTGTCATTAGGTTACCCTCAAAAGGTTTTTCCCTAAACGTCTTTTCCTTCCATAACTTTTGCCTTTCATAAACCGCACCCCAAGCTTGAGATGCAGTTATGATATTGTGCCTACGATTATCTTTAAGATGTTCGTTTGAGCTCATTAGCAAAATCCCTTAATTCAGACTGTTGTACATCTGGTAGCTCAAAAAATGCTTGTTTAAGTGCACCAACTGCATGAGCTTCTTCTAAAGTTTCTTTAGCTTTCTTTAGTTCAGTTTGCGTAGATGGCTTGTTAACAGCACTGTTGTCTTTGCTGTCTGCATCTTTGGTATCATCTAATAAAAGCAAGTTTCCTAATGCATACTTCTTTGCATATGAGCTGCTAGATCCAAAGCTCTGACTAATATCCATACCCTTGCGAGTTGGATTAATACCTGCTTGTGCTTTTACGCTAATAGCATTATCACCTATTTGAAATACTGCTGTAGCTTCTACATACATATAATTACCTACCTCTTTAACTTCGTCAGTAAGTAATAACAATGCATTATGTTTAGCTAGTAAAGGTTTTACTGCTTCTAATATATCTTCTGCACTTCGGTAATTGTAATTGCCAAATTTATTTAACTGGCCTTTAGGTGCTTTGAGTTCTTGCTGAATTTGAATTAGTTCTTTCATTTATATCTCCTTTGATTGTGATGCCATAATTAATTCTTGATAGGCATCAGGGTTAAGTTGCTTGATTAAACCTAGAACTGAATTTGCTCCAGAGTCTAGTACGATTTCTGCAAA